CTGCGTGCAAAGCAGATGCTCTCCCAACTGAGCTACAGCCCCTATCTTATTTTGGAAAAGTTTCTATCTTTAAAGAATTCTATTTTTGATCTGAATTTATCTTGTAAGATATCGCCTTTATGGGATATAATAAAAACATTAGATCCATCTTCTAAAGTGTCTAATATCTTCGTTAAATTATCAATTCCATCCATATCTAAACTTGAATCAAATGTTTCGTCTAATACTAATAGATTAGTCGATGCACTATTTTTCATTTTTGCTATTTGTCTCCAAGTAAATAATAATGCTAAATCAATTCTTTGTTTTTCGCCTTCACTAAATGATGCATAGTTAAAAGTATCTCTATGCCTAGATCTAATAGTTTCAGCAAAGTTTTCGTCTAAATGAAATGCTACAAAGAAATCCAACACTTGCAGATACTGGTTAATAAGACGATTCATTACTGGTAAATATTGTTTAATTACTTTCGTCTTAATACCAGTATCTTTAAGCATTTCACCTATAACCTCGTTATAAGTTCTTTCTTCGACATACGCTAATTTCTTTTCAGTAGCAGTATCTTTTCTTTTACGTAGTGATGTCATTTCTTTTTTAGCTGTTTTAACATCGCCACTTTGATTTTGCAATCCATCTATTTCTTTTTGTGTTTTACCAACTTCTTTTTGTAATAAAGCAATCTTTTCGTTATTAGAATTTATTTTTTGCTGTTTTTGTCTTAACTGATTTAAGTTATTTAATATTTCTTTACCTTCTTTCTCTAGTACAGAAACTTCTTTGGTTAATTGCATCTGTTGTGCTTGTACATCTTTTGCCTGTGCTTTTAAAGAAGTTAGTTTTACATTTTTAATATCATCAGTTATTTCTTGCTCACATGTAGGACAATTATCGTTTTCTTCAAAAAATCTAGCATCTTGTACTAACGCCTTAATTTTATTAGTAAAGTCTTTTTCGTAAGCTTTCATGTCTGACATTTTATCGCCAAAGTATTTGTATTCTTTTTCTTCACCTGATATTAATGTAGTTAGATTTTTACCTAAATCTTTTGACTCTTCAAATATTTCTCTAATCTCATTCTTATAAGTATCAATAGAATCTCTTTTCTTTTCTATTTGTTCTTCGTTTAGTGATTGTAAATCCTTTATATATTTAGATTGTGCATCAATTTTAGTTTTAAATAAATCTATATTGTGATTAATATCTACTAAATCTTCTCGTATTTTAGAGTTACGTTCTTTTAGTAATTGATTCATTTTAGAAAATATATTAATATCTAAAAGATCTTCAATAACCTGTCGTCTCGACCATGCAGGTAATTGCATAAAAGGAATAAATGAACTACTTCCTAATACTACAACTTGGTGAAAAGATTTATGATTAAGTTTTAAAATATTACTTTCTAAAAATTTTTGGTAATCTCTTACATTAGATGCCTGGTTTATCATGTTACCATTTTGCCATATTTCAAATTTAGTTGGCTTTATGCCTCGTACTATTTTAAATTGTGAACCACCAATATCAAATTCGACTGTAACTTCAGTTTGTTTTCTATTAATAGAATTCATTAATTGTTTTTTATTAATGTCTCTATGTGGTTTACCAAATAATCCGAATGATAGTGCATCAAGTAAAGTAGATTTACCTGCACCATTTTGGCCTACAATTAAAGTTGTAGGAGATTTAGATAGATTTATTGTTATAGGGTCATTCCCTGTAGAAAGAAAATTCTTCCAGGAAACATTTTTAAAATGTATCATACAACTTCCAAGTTTTGTGCTTCAGTATATAGTTTTCTTAACTCAACCTTAATATGTTCTTTATCTAAATCTGTGTCTACAGCTTCAACATATGAATCTAATAACTCGGTAGTATCTTCTAGTGAAATTTTCTCGTCTTCTACGCTATCACCTAGATACTCTTCAAAGCTTTCAGCTATTTTTAATTCGTATGTATTTACACTTTGTAGTTTATCAACAAATTTATCAAACATGTAAAGGTCATTTTTATTTATCACAATTAATTTAATAAACTTATTTTCAAATTGTGACATATCGATTTCGTCATAATTTACTTTAGTATCATCGTAAATTACTTTCTTAAACATTGTAATTGGATTACGCACGGGTGTAATCTCTCTTGTATCAGTGTCTAATATGTGGAAAAATTTAGGATCATCTACATCTGCCCAAGTAAATTCAAATTGTGCACCTAAATAATGTACATTGTCTCTACTAGATTTAGTATGGAAATGACCAGATAACACCATTTCAAACCTAGAAAAAACATCTGCACTCATTCCGTGTGGATTTGGTACACCTGCCATCATATCAAACCCTTTGAGCTCTAGATGTGCTCCAAGTATAGAAGCATTACATTTCATTGCCCAGCTGGTGTATTCTTGATAATTGCTATTATTAATCCAAGGGATTACTGCAACTTTACAGCCATCATAATCTAATACTTTAGGCTTCATTATAATATTGACATTAGAAGTAAAGTAGCCTAAAAGTTCTTTTAGAGAACAAAGTTCGTTTGTGTTCTTAAAATAAACATCGTGATTACCAGGAATAATATCCATAGAAATCCCTGAATCCCGTAAGGGTTCGAGAAAATGTTTTCGATTAGCGTTGAGAGCTTTGAAATTAACGAATTTACGATGCTCATAATAATCTCCTAAATGTAATATCTGCGTAATGTTATGTTCTTTTAAATAAGGAAAGAATATTTCGTTATAAAATCTTTCTTGGTATTTAAGGAATATATCACTAGAATTTCTTACACCGCAGTGTGTGTCGTTTATAATAGCTACTTTCATCTCATGAATAGCTCTAGTTTTTCTCGAGCCTTTTCCTCTTTTGCAAATTTCTTAATTTTAGCATCCTTTGTTCTAACTTGTTGTATTCTCTGTTTTAATGTATCGACATAGGCCATTGTTTCTGCAGCCATTTCGTTATCCATACCAGCTTCAACAAATTCTTCGATACCCATTTTTTCTATAAATCTAAATTTGATATCTTGTTGCTTTTTCTCTTTTGTGATTCTTCTGATAAAAGCAAAATAACATATTTGTGTAAAATAAGAAAATGCGTTAGGCTTTCCCGTTCTAGTAGCTGTTTCTAAATTATAGTTACCAATAGCTCTTAGGCAATTCTCAACAGCATCCATAACCATTTCTTCACGATAAGTGTATCGTACAAAGTTAGGTCTGTGTGATAGGCCTTCAGCGATTCGAATAAAACTTCTAGCTATATAATCCGTTACTTTAGGTACTGGTTTTCCTTTAGCTTCTGCTTTATTTTTTTCACTGACATAGTCTACGACGGCCAATGAGAACTCTTTATTGTTAATATAATGTGCTTTATTTTTACTCATTACTTTTCTCCATAATGTTCTATTATACCATACTTAAGTTAAAATGTACAGGGTTAATTATTTTGCAATGAACACTGTACAAAACGCATTTTTTATGGTATAATAATATAGCATACCGGGGAAGGTGGAATATAGATCAATGTATCGTAGGATCATTTATATCGTCCTCTTCAAAGTCCATATAATCTTCTTCTCTGGCAGCATGTTCAGCCATTAAAGCATCGCGATAATTATCTAACAACTCAGATGTCGACTGTATTTTAGCTTCTGGTTGTTGTTTTTGTAACACGAAGTTAATGTAGTTCTGCTGTACTTTTTCATCGATCTTAACTGACGCGATGATTCTATTTTTCATAATTCTAAATATGGAAGCTTTACTAAAAGGAAACCATGGTGATAGTGTAAAACCACCAAGCATATTATGATTTACTTTTACTGGCCTTTCTAATAGCATATTACTATCATTATTCTGATTAACGAGTGCCAACACTTCGTCGCCGTTAATCATTTTAAAATGTCTTATGTCTAAAGGTTTTTCTTCCATACAATACTATTTATAAGGGTACTTCATGAATCTCGTAATTAAATTTCTCTTTTGCATATATTTTAATTCTTACTGCAGCATGCTCTAATGTATAATTCTTTTTAGATTTCCAATGTAAATCATCTGCAATATCATAAACTTTTGTGTCCATACCATCTTTAGTTTTTCTTAATCCTCGGCCGATTGACTGAAGGACACGTATTTGACTTTTACTAGGTGAAGCAAATATAATATTATGAAGACGCCTAATATTAATCCCTGTAGAAAAAGTACCCATGGAAGCAACAATAATGGCGTTTTCTTGTGTTTCGGTAATTTCACGTATTGATTCTCTTGTATCAACGTCTGTTTCTCCTGATACATAAAATAACTTTCTTTCCTTATCTACTTTAGTTTTTAAAATATCATGTAAAGGTTTACCATGTTTTTCTACAAATTGAAATAGTATTAATGTATTACCCTTTTGATCTACCGCTAAATTAGATATAAAGTTATTACGAGGTCCATATTTAACTATAAAATCGACTTCTTCCTGATACTTAGATTTTGCGACCATTTTGCATATATCATCTTTATACTTTAATAGCAAAACTTTAATGTCTAGGTTAGCAAGTGCACTTCTATCTATAAGATCTTTAGTCGTAGTGACTTTATAAACCGGGCCAAATAATCCTTCTAATACTAACTGATGTGTTTGTGTTCCATCTAATGTACCAGTTGTTCCTATACGATACTGTGCCTCAGTACATTTTTCTAATATAGCTGTTAGCGATTTAGCTTTAAAGTTATGAGCTTCGTCGCCGATTACCATACCATATCGTTGAAACCATTCTGGTCTTTCTTTATAAATTGATTGCCAAGTAGTGATTGTAACTCTTTCCTTAAAATTATATTTTTCTTTACCTGCATAAATTCTATGGCATTCGTTTTGTGCATTCCAACTATCAAACTCAGAATAATCTTCAAAGTCAGAATACATTTGTTCTACTAGTGATGTGGTAGGGACAACAATTAATACGTCATTATCATACATTTCTAGGTAATATCTTAGAGCTAAATATATGATTAATGATTTTCCAGAAGCCGTAGGTGATAGTAAAAGGCTTTTAGTTTTCTTTAGCAAGAGCGAGAGTGCCGTTAGTTGGTAATCGCGAGGGGTTATACCCTCTCCGTTCACGCTAAGCCGTATTTCACTTAAAAAGGCATCTAAGTCGTGGTTTAGGTCCTCGTCAGGCCTTCCATAGAAGGCATCTTCTTCCACCTCTATTTTATAATCTCTTAGCTTTGCGAAATCGGTAAGATACTCAAAAAGACCTGTATATAATACCTTTTTACGCATGTCAAAAAGCCGTATTTTTCCATCCCACATACGGTTTTTATAAGCTGGCATAAATTTATAACCAGGCACATAAAAACAAAAGTGTTCCGATAACTCTTGTTCTACGCTTGGTTCTGTGGTTATCTGTAAAAAAGCTTCGTTTCTTTTCTTTACTTTAATTATTTCCATGGTGGTCCAAATACCCAACCTACTATAGAATATCTATTGCCTTTGGTAAGTGGAGTAATTCTATGATATAAAAATGATGAAAAAACTATCATACTTCCTTTTTCTCTACATTCATCTGGATCATGTCCTAAATTATTTTCAAAAAATTCTAGGTCGCCTCCTTCATATTCGTTTGAATCTGATAGCTGAATAATAAATGTAAATTTTCTTTCCTTTGGATGTTTATAAATTACATCTTGATGCCAATCATATTTGCCACCAACACCATATTTCAGCATATTCATTTCTTTTATACTATCAATATCAAATTTATTGGTCCTAGCATTTATTGGAGCTACAGTATCATAAACTTTTCTAATTAATTCCGGAAAATAATTTAAAACACTAACATCTTCCACTACTCTTTTTGACTGATACTTCTCACTAGTATCTACTGTAGTAGCTTTTTTCCAGTGTAAAGCTTTACCTTGACTCAAATAATTATCAGCTTCTTCTTTTCGTATAAATTTTCTAAATAACATTTTCTAATCTTCTCATAGTGGTTCTAACATCGTGGCACAAATAATAATCAATGTACCATTTTATAAATGAATTAGCATAGTCTTCATCGTACCATCCAATATTATTTATTACTGCTTTTAGTTCTGTTAATGATTGCAATTTATATGTGGCCCAATGATA